ATGGGACGACGAAAGACGAGAAAAATTTGCAGAACTAATCAAGCAGTCAACAGTGTTTATAAATGCTTCAAAGATTTGTCAGCTCGGTCAGTTACAACTATTAAATCTAGCGTACGAAACAGTGGTAGCTAATAACATCAAACATTACACAGTCATCAACATAGGTAGTACAGCGGAGTTTGAAGCAGACAAATTTGAGATGTACAGCATAGAGAAAAACGCCTTAAAAGAAAGAAGTAGACAACTGGCCAACAGAGAAGGCTTTAGGTCCTCTCATATCACAATTGGTAATTTAAACAATGTGTCTGGTGTGGGGAAAACTGTTAAACTTGTTCTAGATTCAGATCCGTTTATTTCTAATATAAAAATAGAACACTAAAAGAAAAAGCCTCTACTTAAAAGTAAAGGCTTGATCCCATCTTTAAATGCATTCAACAAATTAATTAATTACGCCGCTGTTTTAGCCGCATTCTTAACTTCTTGAATCTCTTTTCTTCTCGCTTTGATCAGCTTTGAAAGATTTGCTAATGCTTTTCTGGCTCTTGTTGCAGACGCTTTAACACCCTTGTCTACAAACTTCCCATTCTCTTCTGAGTAAGTTTGGATCTCTGTCATGATCGAGTCATGTGTTTCTTGTGACATATTTGTCCTTCCTTTAGTTGTCGTACGATAACATTAATTAACGTTAGTGTTATTAAAGCACGTAAGATGTGGTTCTGTCAACATAAAAATTAAACAATTATGTCAACGTCATTGGCATAGTTGGTAAAACCATTCTCTTTTACTACTTTCAACACAGAGTTTACCCTGCTTACCAATTCGTCCTTGTGAGATATTAAAAAAATATTCTTTTTCTGTGTCCTACTCATGTCTTTTAAAACTGCCATGGAACTCTCAACACCTGATATATCCATACCAGCATCGATCAATTCGTCAATGAACAACAAGTTGATCTGTTGATAAAGACTTTCCCAAACATCTCTGAATGCCCAACTCAAACTCAATATCAATCTATTTCTCTCACCTCTGCTTAAATTGTCGAAGTCTAGTTCTCTGCCCAGTTCCTCGATCTGCACAGACAAGTCACTTTGGAAAGTTACCGAGTGCGGTAGTTTAACCTTGCCCAGATAGTGTGCCAGTCTCTGATTCAAGTATGTTAAGTTTTGTTCTATGATCCTTGTTCTTATAAATGAATCTTTTGCTGTTAACAGTTTATACAAGAAATCTTGGTGTCTGTGTAAATCTTCTAAATCGTTTGCTACTACATAATCTACTTTTTGTATTGCACTTTTGTTTAATTCTTCAACCTGTTCTGCATACACGTCCTCTTTTTTCTCAGTCTGTTCTAACTGACGTTTCAGATCCTGCAATGAACCTTTGTGATTGTATGCTTCGTCCATTGTGTCGTAATACGTGTCTGGTATGTTGCCTAGGTCTCCTATTTTATCTACATCCTGCTGTATTTTTGCAAGGTCGCCTACAAGTTTCTCTGTGTATTCTTTTGACTCTGTTAGTGTGGTCTTCAGTTTTCCAACTAAATGTTCGTGTTTGTCGTCATGCAGTTCTTGTTCACAGGTGGGACATTTGGCCGCTTCCGCAAACTCTAGATCCTTCTCTGTCTTTCCTACTGTGCTTTCTGCCTTGGTCAACGAATCCTCGTGATACGCTTTCTCCTTCTCTAAACTTCTTAATGCAGTTTGCATCTCGTTGTGTTTGGACAGTCTCTTGTGTGCATCTAGTTCTTTTACGATGTCCACTTTGTCCAGTTCTGCTATTGCTTCTTGGAAACTTGCTATGTCGCCTTCTTTTTGACTGGCCCAAGCACTAGATCTTATTTTTAAACTTTCGATCGATTCTTCTATCTTTTTATTTGATGCAACTACCTGATCTATTCTCATCTTTTCTTCTGTTAGTTGTAGTTTTGTTGCTTTCTGCTTCTCTTTTAAAAGGTCGGCCTTTTCAGATAGCAGTGTTATACCAAGCAACTGTTCAATGATCTCTCTTTGTTCGTTTGCTTTGGTTGATAAGAAAGGTTGAGTGTAAGTGTTCAATGCAATTATGTTTTTAAACATGGCATGGGTCATTCCCATTAGCTTGTTTATCTCTTGTTGTGTTTCTCTGTTTTCACCTTGTGCTTCGTTGCTTTCAATATTCTGTTCAATATTGTTGGCATAGAATTTAAATATTTGTGGCTTTCTGCCTCGCTCAATAGTGTAGGTTATGTTGTTCTTGATAAACTTAACACTTACTATCATGCCTTTTCCGTTAGTTTTGTTTACAAGATTATCTCTTCTAATGTTTGTTAGTGCTTCACCAAAGAACACATAAGATAGTGCATTGATAATAGTAGTTTTACCTGTACCGTTTCTAGCACCTGCATCGTCACCACCTAGATCCATGTTCTCTCCGATAACCAGCACTAAACTTTTATCATCAAAATTAATTGCTTGGGCCTGGTTACCCACACTCATAAAGTTTTTTACTGTAAGTTCTTTAATTGTTAGCATTTACTTTTTCCATTAATTTACGCCATCTCTTGTAACCGGAGATCCATATACTTTGAGGAGTATCTTTATCCGATATGTTTGTATTCCAAGTCTTAGCAGGACCCTTCTTTAAAATATTCCAAAATTTCTTTTTACTAATTCTTGACATCCAAATCCCTATAAATTGCAGTCAGTATGTTCTTGTCATAAGTTTCTGAATCAACACCTTGCAGTTGTGAGATAACAATCTGATCCACGCTGTCGAACTTCTGCACCTCAACGGTTGGTTGTTGTGCATTGTCCACTTGTTCTGGTATCAGTTGTAGTTCTCTCAAACTGTATTTGTCTATGAATGTTTCTCTTACAAAATTCGCTTCTTCGTATGAAATTTTAATGTCTAGTGTAACCCTTACATACATTTTAGGTAGTAAGTGTTTGTCTGGATCCTCTAGTAACTGTGATATCTTTATTGTTCTATATCTTGGCATATCTGGCCAATTTATATACTTGGGCTCACTACCCCACTCTATAACCATCATTCCTCTTTCGTCATCCCATGCATCTGCGTAATTGTGGGGAAACGCATTACCCATGTAAGTCACATTCTTCATTACTTGTCTCTTGTGGAAGTGTCCTGACCAAACCTTTTCACAACCTGCGAAATGATCAGTTTGTATTCCACCAACGTCGGGCATCTCGACCATAGCGTTCATTTTAAAGTATGGCAGTTCAAAATGTCCAAAAACATATTTCTTTTTCATCTTTGCAATTTTCTTCCATTCGTCTTCTACAATCCACGGAATAATTGCTGTGTCTTCGTCCTCGATCCATTGATTAACAAGAACTATGTTTGGTATGTTCCTAATAAATTCCATGGAATTAATTTCTCTTTTTTCTCTGTAATATAAATCATGGTTACCCATAATAACATACACTTTCTCAAATGCCGCGGCCAGCCGCTCCATATTAGATACTGTGTAGTTCATTGTGGAAACGTTTGTTGCTGATCTATGATGATGCCAGTCACCTAGAAATATACAAGTCTCACATCCTTGTGCTTTGGATTGTTCTATGAACCACTTTATAAATGCTTCACAGTCGTCATTGTGTACTCTGGAATTTCCCTTCATTCCAAAATGTATGTCCGTGAAACAAGCTACTTTTTTAAATAGTGCCATTTGTTACCATTTCTTTTTAACTGTTGGTTTATGATTAGTCATATCGATCTTGTTTTTGAATTTGACTGTATCCAAGTCGTCTTTCATATCAATCTTGCCTTTTTTCTTTAATATCTTATTCAGTTTCGCAAGACCGGATTTATTAACTTGGTGCACGTCTCCATGTACAGTTTCCATTCTTTTCTTGTACTGCGGAGTTGATGTAGTATTTTCATTCTGTCTTGTGTAACTGGGCATCATGTTGTTGTACTCTAACAAGTCGTCTCTAATATTTTGATTCTTCTTTTCGATATTCAATATTCTTGTGAAACTGTTTGTTATCGCCGCGGTGTAATATGCAAACGGATTCTCCGATTTCGATTCATCAAATTGCAAACCAATCTGTGACAGTTGCATCAGCGCCTGCGACTGCATCTCATCGTTGTAAGTGTAGCCTCTCCAGTTTGCCCTTGTCCCGTAACGTTCACAGAGTTTCATGAACATCATTGCAAGTGAATTTGTTATCTTACCGTGATCACATGAAAAGTGTCCATTCTCCATTCCGCCTACCCAGTGTGATTTACCCACACAAATAAGTTTATTTTTCTCATCAAATTTATAGTGTTGGAAAGGAGGGAAATTTACCTTGCTGTGATGATCCGCTGTTTGTTTGGGATTTTTCTTCCTTAAATCGTCTAAGGGTATGTGATCGAACATCATGACCCTAAAAATTAAATCTGTCTTTGCTATTTTTCTTGTGCTGACGGTGTAGTCAGATAATTTTATCTTTTTATTTCCACTGTCCTTGGCCAGTTGCCACGCTTCCTGTGTTAGCCTCTTGGACTTGTTTTTTCTTGCTTGTGCAACTGCATTAGCATTGATCTTCTTCAGGTTTGGCACAATAACATCATATCGAGCGTCCTCGGGAGTCAAATAAGAACAATACGTGTTCTTGCTGGCATGTATTTGTGCCAATAGATCTCTGTTGTTTAGGTACTTTACTCTTTTCATTGTATCTCCAATATGTTAGTGTGTAAAAGTGACCACAAACAGGTCTGTTGAATAGTGCCGTAAGTGTAATTAAATGCGCCTAGAATAATGCCTATAAATATAGTTTAAGTATACAGAATTTAACAAGGAAAAACAACCTAAAAAATGGCAAACAAACCAACACTAGGATCAGTGGTCAAAAACGTGGTAATGGGTGGCTTCAACAAAACCCTTCAGCGTTTGAGAGGTGCAGGACTAGACACAGATAGCAGGCTGATTAACGCAACAGCCAAATGGTCAGGCAGAGCTGACAATCAAGATTGGCGTGTGAGATTACAACTACCTAGCGGTTCTGATATGTACAATGAATTTTTTGGGAACAACCAATCGAGATTGGCTCCCCTGAACGATCTGGGTGGATTCTTTTGGCCGTTGACACCTTCCATAGTGATACAGCACATGGCCAACTACAATGCATTATCCCAAACACATAGCAACTATCCGTTCCAGGCATACAAGAATTCACAGGTAGATTCTTTTAACATCATTGGAGAGTTTCCTGTACAGAATCAGGATGACGCGGCCTACTGGGTGGCAACAGTTAATTTCCTAAGAACAATGACAAAGATGTTTTTTGGTAAAGAACAAAATTTTAAAGGCAATCCACCACCGATCTTGCACTTATCAGGATACGGAAAAAACATGTTTGAGAAAGTTCCGGTAGTGTTGAATTCGTTCAACGTAGAATTAAGATCAGGGATAGATTACATATCAACAAAGCAGGACGCTGTTTTCCAAAGACAAGCACCGGGCTCTACACCATTACACGATTTCGATCCAGGTACATTTAATCCAAATTCTCAAGATCAAACATGGGCACCATCTCTTTCAACCATATCAGTCTTAGTGACACCTATTTACAGTAGAGAAAGTATCAAGTCTTTCTCACTGAGAGATTTTGCAGAAGGCAAACTTAACGGCAACGGCGATGGCAACATAGGATTCATTTAATGACAAAGTATTCCAACACATCTCCTTATTTCAATACTCTAATGAATGATGAGTATCTCGAAATACTGACACCTAGGACATTGACAGCAGAGGACGACGATCGAACTTACACGATAGAGAGAACATACGCATACAGGCCGGACCTATTGGCTTATGACTTGTACGGCTCACCGAGACTTTGGTGGGTGTTCGCACAACGTAATCCAGACCAGATAGAAGATCCTATATATGATTTTAAACCAGGAGTCACGATAAGGTTGCCTAAGTCAACAAACATCTCTAGCGACCTAGGAGTATAACATGGTTGCCAAACCCTTAGATCCGTTCAAGACAAGCAAATATCCACAACACACAGAGAATCCATTACACGGATTTGCCACGTACAATTCACTGTTCACGCTGTCGGGACTTACCCAAGACGAGCTGGATAATCAGACGTTCTTGTACAACACCCCACATCACGTGATAGCAAGGAGTGCCGGTATAGGAGAGGCAAGCACAAACACAATATTAAACTCAACAGCGGCAGAGGTACAGCAAGGAGTGATCGAAAGAAGACTGGAAGCAGAGAGAGGCTATACATTCAATCCTAGGCGGGTAGATCAAATTTTACAGAAATTCGAATACAATGCCAAGGGAGGCAAGTACGGGGAGAGTGCTGGCATACTGGCACGTAATCACGACTTATTCATAGAGGACGTAAACATAATGTCAACGGTAGGTCCGAACACACAGAGGAATCTAGCCAATGTCACCAAATTAGATTTCAAGATACACGAGCCCTATTCGATAACTTTTACGGAGAAGGTCAGGGGAGCCGCATACATGAACGGGTTCCTGGACTACCAGGACGCACCTTTTTTGCTGACGATAGAGTTCAAAGGCACAGACGAACACGGCAAGATGCCAACCAATCTTATTAACAGTGGTGCCTTGGTAAGAAAAATTCCAATACTTATTGTTAGGGTCGAGTTCGAGGTCAATGAAGGAGGAGCAGTGTACGACATAATTGCGGTGCCTATCAACGAGATGGCATATGACGACAGGTACAAGATGTCCAGGACAAAGCTAGAGTACAAAGCCAGTACTCCTAGCCAGTGGGCCACAACAGTGAAGGCCGCCATAAAGAAAGACATGGAAGAAGAGATACAGGACGGTAAAAGGCAATACGCAGATGAATATAAGTTCACCGTACATCCAGACATAACAAAAAAGATCAGCACATATGTTTCTAAACCTGGTGTACACGCCAGTAAATCTATAAAACAGCTAGACGAAACGGAGTTCCCTGAAGAACAAGATCTGGCAACTATCGGCGGCTATGGTTTTATTGCTGGCGGAGACACTGCAGGACCAGGGGGAAACATACCCAAAGGTACTAGTATACCTGAAGCGTTATCGGACTACATGAGGTCGATACCACCATTCAGTGATCTAGCATCAGACTTCTGGAAGACATATCTCACAATGACAAATGTGGTAACAGATTTCAAAGAGGACGACGGTGGATTTGATTTCAACGGAAATCGTCTTTACAACAACAAAAAAATTGCTAAAATATTGACAGACAAGAAAAGACAAAAAGAACTGTATACGGTCTTCAAGGAAAACCAGTATGTACCATGGTTCAGGATCAAATCAACAGTAAAGACTTTGAACAAGAAGTTAGACAATATTACAAAGATGCACCCCAAGGAAATTCATTACAGGGTCGAACCCTACAAGGTACACATATTGAAACTTCTGCAACCGGGCCTAAGCATAGGTAAAGTGAACTGGGATGAGTTTGTTAGGAAGAGTTACAATTATCTCTACACAGGAGAAAACCAAGACATACAGTCATTGAGGCTCAGTTATAAATCTGCCTACTACATGAGAGCAGTGCGTGAAGATAAAGACAGCATTACCATGGAAGGTGCTAAGGATGCCATTGGTACATTCACTAATTTTGTACTTGGTCGAGAAGAACAGCCTGAAATTAACCTGCCGTTGAGAACATATCCTTCGATAATCAAAGGCAGATCCACAGCGGAGGACAAAAACGAAAGAAAAGGCAAAGCAGTTAGCCAGGCTTTCTTTGATTATCTTACAAATCCTACAGCGGACATGATGAACATACAGATAGACATACTGGGAGATCCAGCCTACATATGTCAGGACACGTTTGTGCCAGTGCTTGATTCAGAGTCAAAAGCAATAGCAGGAGGAGTCCAACAATCAACCATAGACAGAGAGGAGTTTAGTGAACAGTTCCAGAGTTTCAATGCTGACAGGTACCAACCGATAATCAATTTAAAATATCGTCTCCCGGCAGACATAAATGAGAAAAAAGGAGAGATGTTTAGCAGAGAAGCAAAAACAATGGATGAAAATCTGTTCTTCAGTGGTGTATATCAGGTGTACAAAATAGACAACCGTTTTGAAAACGGAGCCTTCACACAAACACTCCACTGTGTAAGGATGAACAACCAGAGTGGAGAAGGAGCACCACCAACGTTGGTTAAAGCGGCAAACATTAGTCTCCCTGATACAAAAAAACGTACCAGTAAAAAGGGGTACAATACAGGTGCTTTTAACGACGACTCGGCATAACACAAGGATAAATTAAAGTATGGCAGATTATAATGATCACAGAGGATACGTAGATTCACAGGACAACCAGAAAGACTTCAATGAGAAGTATCTTAGCAAGGACGCAGGTCCGTACCTCGCGACAGTCAAATTGTCAAACGATCCGATGAGGATGGGAAGACTAGGAGTGAACATTCCAGCACTGACAGGGACATTGGATCCTATACCAGATCAGCTGACATGGTGTCAGTACCTGTCACCGTTCTATGGTGCCAAGAGCCTAAGCACAGTTTCTAAGACAGATCCATACAGTTACAAAGATACACAACACGCCTACGGAATGTGGGCAGTACCACCTGACATAGACACCACAGTATTAGTAATATTCGCCAAGGGCGATCAGACCAGGGACAATGCATTTTGGATAGGATGTGTGCAAGATCCATTCACTAACAACAGCATACCTGGACATGGTTCGTCGACAAATACATCACTACCAGCCTCGGGATCGGAACTGGGAGGAGAGACCAAACAAAATTCATATGGCACAGATTTTTTACCGGCCGGAGAACTTAACAGGCAGATAACAGACGAGAAAGTATCTTCAACAACGTTAGGTCAATTCCAATGGAAGTACCCAGTCAACGATATATTAGCAGACCAATTGTTAAAACAGGGTTTGATAGCAGACCCGGATAGGGGAACTACTACGTCATCTGCTAGGAGAGAAACTCCCAGTCAGGTGTTTGGTATAAGCACCCCAGGTAGGATAAGACCAGATTCAAAAAAACCACCCGTGGGTTTAAACAAAAGACCAACATCGGTAGACAGATTTCCAGGACACACGTTTACAATGGACGATGGTGCAATAGACGGATCAAACCAGCTGACAAGATTAAGGACAGCTTCGGGACACCAATTGTTGATGAACGACACAGCAGGAGTTGTGTACATAGCCAATGGTTCAGGTAATGCATGGATAGAAATGAATTCAGAGGGAAAGATAGACATTTACTCGGGAGTGGGTGGAATAAACATGAGGACACAAGGTGACTTCAATCTACACAGTGATGCCAACATAAACATGCACGCCAAGGGATCTATAAGGATGGCGGCCGAGACAGACATGGTACAATCGGCAGAAGCTATGTTTAACATCGGAGACAAGGGAATATTCAACAGCTCTCAGGCAGGTTCTATTAGGGATTTTGCTAGGGACGGTATAAGCTCATTCACAGGAGGAACGCAACTTCACGGAGCCGGAGGACAGATACACCTAGCAGGAGCACAGGTACACTTTAATTCTACAAGTGCTAGTTCGACTTGGGGGCCAGGATGGCTAACCACGGACAAGGTAGGAATGACACCACGTGATGAAGGAGACGTAGAACTGGCCAAGAAGGGCATAGCACCACTACAATCTTTTACAAAGAAAACAAAGACCACAGTACACAGATTCGTTACACACGAACCAATGCCGAGATTCAGAGGATTCACATCAGAGGGACAGCAACCAAGCTCGGATCCACTGGGCGATCGTCTGGACACCAAGCAGTGGTACAGGCTGTCCAGCACACCAGGCACGGTGGAATACCTAGAACAACAGAACAGGCTTTCCACAGTAGAGAGCATCAGGCTTGGACAGTTCCAGGCAGACACAGAAACTGCACTTAGAACATATATGAAAAATTCAACAAATGCTACCAAGGCTAGAAAGTTCGTAACAGAGTATGGAGAAAAATACGACGAAACCTTCAATGTGATAAACCAAGCCAAAGGAAAATTCAAAGAGATAGAAAGTATATCCAACAAGTTGAAGAACTTCGACATCAACGACACAATAGACAGTGTTAAGAACAACTTAACTAAACAGCTGAGCAATCAAGTAATAGAAAGCATATCCGGAGACGGTGCAGTGAAGTTGTTTAAGGACAACGTGTTCGTAAACAATGTCGGGGAGTTGTTCTCACTAGGTGGTAGCAGTGGCGGAGGAAACGTTTTAGATGAATTTGGGACAAGTGGAAACGTGTATGGCACAGGTCTAAATGACGTGTTGAAAAATGTAAAGGGCATAACAGGAAATCTAAACATAGGAAACTTAGGATCAGTTACAGACAGCATAAGCACAGTCACAAACGTGTACAAGAATGTAATGGCAGGCAACATCACAAACATGTCACAGGTATCAAGTATAGTGAATAGAGCTCAAGGCTTCTTCAAAAGCAGTGGTTACGGTCCCACCTTTCGACCATCGGGATACTCCAGTTTAATGACATCAGTTGGATCATATGCCACGAAAGCCGTATCTGCTGTCACAGGTTTCTTCTCAGGTGGAGGATTTTTTAGTGACGTCAGATTGAAGGAAGACATACAATTAGTTGGCAAGTCACCCTCGGGCATCAACATATATTCGTTTAAATACAAACATACTGATGGAACATACGAGGGCGTGATGGCACAGGAAGTTCCATGGGCAAGACAAATGACAGACACAGGATTCTACATGGTAGATTACAGCAAGGTGGATGTTGAATTTAGGAGATTAAACTAATGGCATACGGCAATAATTCATCAAGCACAGGAGCAGGTGGGATAACTTTCAAAGGGTTCAGTTCTAGAGCGGACAAGAAGAACTTCAAACAGTATGACTTCGAGTGTGCCAAACAGGACCTGATCAACAGGTTATCTGTGCGTAAGGGCGAGAGGGTGGAGAACCCGGAATTTGGCACCATGATATACGATGCTATTTTTGAACCATTAACAGAACAGCTTAAAGATGCAATAGTGGAAGACATAACAGCAAATTTAAATGCTGATCCCCGTATAGCCGCACAGGAAATAATACTGACACAAGAGCAACATGGTATAGCCATACAGGCCACTATAACCTATGTTCCGCTCAACATTACTGAAAAACTAAGATTTGGCTTTGATGAAAATCAACTCCTGCGTCTATCTTAATACACGCACATTTCCTAACACATAAATATCATTGTTAACACATTATGGCCACTACAGAACGACAGAACAGATTATTAGTTGCGGAAGATTGGACAAAGATCTACCAGTCCTTCCAGCAGGCAGATTTCAAGAGCTACGACTTTGAGACACTTCGTAGAACAATGGTATCGTATCTAAGTGAGAATTATCCAGATGATTTCAACGACTTCGTAGAGAGTTCTGAATATGTCGCACTTATCGATCTGATCGCCTACATAGCACAGGCACTTTCATTCAGGGTTGACTTGAATGCAAGAGAAAATTTCCTAGAAACTGCATCTAGAAGAAACTCTGTATTGAGATTGGCGAGACTGATTAGTTACAATGCAAGTAGGAACCAGCCAGCAACAGGACTTTTAAAAATTGATTCAATTTCTACAACACAGGACGTTACAGATTCATCAGGCACGAATCTTGCAAATCAAAATGTAGTGTGGAACGATAGTGCAAACTCCAATTACAGAGACCAGTTCACTGCAATAATGAATGCGGCCAACCAGACAGGACAACTTTTTGGCAAACCAAGAGAGTCAGGAACAGTAGGTGGCATAAACACAGAAGTTTACACATTGAGTTCGAACCAAATTGACTTGCCGATATTTAAATTTACAAAAGCCGTAGGCGGAGTGTCGAGACAGTTTGAAGTTGTACCGAGTTCGATTAACAACTCAGAATCAATATACGAGTCGGCTCCGGTAACAGGCACAGGACTGACATACACATACAGATCAGATGGATCAGGAGATTCCTCAAACAACACAGGATTTTTTCTTTTGTTTAAACAAGGAAGTTTACTGTCAGAAAATTTTACAATAGATTCATCAACAACAAATTATGTGAAACCAATAAACACACCAAACATCAACAACACCGATGTATGGTTATACAAAACAGATCAGTTTGGACAGATTCGAGAGCAATGGAAAGAAGTGCCGGCATTACAAGGTAATAATGCCATATACAATTCTTTAACAAAAAATGAAAGAAACATCTACAATGTTGTAACAAAAAATAATGACACTATTGATTTAGTTTTTGGAGATGGAAACTTCACTAATTTACCTTTAGGAACTTTCACAACATATTACAGAACAAGTGACAATGCCAAGTATGCAATACAATCATCTGAAATGAAGAACATACAGTTGCCTGTTCCATACACTGACGCCAACGGTGCACAACAGACATTGACAATCACAGCAAGTTTGAAAAGTTCCGTTTACAACAGTGCGGCGACGGAATCGAATGCCTCCATTAGAGAAAAAGCACCACAGGTTTACTACTCTCAAAACAGAATGATAACTTCTGAGGACTACCAGGTTGTACCTCTGTCAGCATCACAAGAAATTATTAAGGTTAGATCGGTTAATAGATCAGCATCGGGGATATCTAGAGCAAAAGAGATACTAGATCCAACAGGCGCCTACTCAAACGTTAGTGTGTTTGCGGAAGACGGAATACTATACAGAGAAGAAAAATTAAACACATTCACTTTTACTTTCACAAACAGAAATGTAATTCTATCAACGCTTAATAGTATGATAGAAACAAAGATTAAAGAACCGTATTCTAGACAATTCTATTACTTAAAGTACGGAACAAAAGATTTAAGTTCTTTGTCATCTACGTGGAATTCAACAACAACAGGAACAAACACGAACACAGGATACTTCACATCGGGTGGAGCATTAACGATTGGTGACTTTGCAACTTCTAATTTCAAATACGCAAAACCAGGAGCCTTGATCAAGTTCACATCACCAGACACAAGAGAATTTTTAAATGATACATTGGTCACTGCAGGAACAGACAACGCCGAGGACAGGTCTTGGGCTAAAATAGGTGCTGTAGAAGGCGATGGTGCGAATGGTGGTTTGGGTAACTTAGAATCAGGAGTTGGACCTATAACACTAAATGATGTAATACCGAATGGTTCCACTGTTTCGTCTATATTTCCTAACCTAACTACAACCTTTACAACAGCATTAAAAAATGATCTAATTGACAGGATCGAAGCATATGAAACTTTTGGATTGCGATACGATGTAGAATCAGAAGAATGGAAAGTGATAACAACAACCAATCTAAGTACAAGCACTGCTTTTACACTAACAGGAGCGGGAGACACAACAGGATTAAATGTTGATGCTAGTTGGTGGTTCAAGTTCACAAATGACGGCAACACATACACAGTAACTTACAGATCACTAGATTACATATTTGAATCGGAATCACAGAATAAATTCCATTATGATGTCGAGGAAAAAATTTACGACTACAAGACAGGGAAAAGTGTCAAGGACACTGTGAAAATACTAAAGACAAACTCTATC